TTGAATATATTTACGATCACCCAAGGAAATGGTGATCCTATGACTGCCAACACTGGCAACCGAGTTGGTGATGAAATTAATGTTCGAGGGATCCGAATCAAGTTGTTTATTGAACTTCCTGTTGACCGATCAAACACACATTTTCGTATTATGTTGATAAAGGGTGCGAAAGGCGAGACTTTTGACCGTACTACTTTATTCAAGGGTGATTCTTCGAATAAAATGTTGGATGTTATCAATACAGAGCGCTTTACGATTGTTGCGCAAAAGATTGTTACTGTTAAGAATTCGAATTCAACAGCTTCTGCCATTAATCTTGTAGGTGTACCTAGTACGCCTGCTAATGCAGGTATTGGAACCCGTCTGGTAAGTATGTGGATACCTGGTAGCAAGTTTGGAAAATACGGACACGTTCAGTATGAGAATAACAGCTTCACGCAAGTCAAGTTTTTTGACTATCGCTTAATTGTGCTTTGTTATGATTGGTTTGGCACGCCTCAGGATGCCAATATTGTAGGCAGAGTGAATGAGGTGATGACCAAAATGTATTTCAAGGATGCATAGAGGAAACCCGCCGGAGGCTGGACTCGGGAATACTGATGCCGTAGGCTAGACTCGGGAATACTGATGCCGTAGGCTAGACTCGCTCCCGGATGCCCTACTTGTCATCCCGCAGCGCGAAGCGCGTAGTTGGCGCGGATGCGCCCGACCGCCGGAGGCAGTAGGCCTTTTTTCAATAAAAATGAAAAAAAAATTTTTTTTTGTGCATTTTCACCAATAGTAAGGGCATGGTCAGTATTACCCATGCCCACTTCTGAGACATCTAAGACATTTTTGAAATGTTGCTTTACCGATCATAATGTCGAAGTGGAGCCAGATTTTAGTGACAAGCTAAGATATCTGGCCTATGCTAAAGAGACATGCCCTTCCACGGGCAAGGAACATTGGCAGGGATTTGCGTATGCAAAGACAGCGATGAGGCTACCCGGATGGAAAAAACTTTTGCCCGGGGCCCACATCGAGGCAATGCGTGGAGATTTCCAATCGAACACGACTTATTGCTCAAAGGAAGGGCAGTTGATTCAACATGGCCAGCCGCCACGCCAGGGAGAGCGTACGGACCTACAAGAATTGAAGGTCCTGCTCGACAGCGGGAGGCGTCCTATGGAAATCGCAGATGAAGTAGAAGGAATGTTTGGCGTAGTTGCACGTACTGAAAGATTCAGCGAAAACTATTTCCAGTATAAAAGACAGAAGTCTATAGAGAATGACCGAGGCATACCCGAGGTGTATATCCGCTGGGGACCACCAGGTACTGGCAAGACTAGATGGATGGATGACACTTATGGAACAACTGGTTGGGTCCGACATCCCGACAATACTACAAAATGGAATGACGATTGTGATCGCGATGTTATCCTTTTTGACGACGTTAAAGCTAACGAAATCGCATCGATTGCGCGGCTTATCGTCCTCTGTGATCGCTATCCGATCCGCGTTAAAGCGCACAACAAGTTTATCTGGTGGAAGCCAAGAGTTATCGTCTTCACCAGCAACTATAATCCACTCGAGTGGTGGCCCAATGAACCACCCATCTCAGTAAAGGCATTTTTGCGTAGAGTTACAAAAATAGATCATATAGTATAAAAGACCAGGCTAAATCGTATATGCCAGGCGTCAAACGTAAGCGTACTGGTAGCTACAAAAAGCGTTCATATGTTAGGCGACCTAGCAAGAGGCGTAAGGTCAGGTTTGCTGGAAGAGCAGGAATCCAGCGTGTAGTTACGAATATGATGAATCGCAAGATTGAGACTAAGGAACAGTGCCGCGCTGGTGCTACGAACCAAGGAATTGCTCACAATAATACACGTCTACTGACTGATTCAGATGGAAATGCATTGAATATATTTACGATCACCCAAGGAAATGGTGATCCTATGACTGCCAACACTGGCAACCGAGTTGGTGATGAAATTAATGTTCGAGGGATCCGAATCAAGTTGTTTATTGAACTTCCTG